TCCCACCACAGGAAGCGGAAGTTCCACAGAGTACTCTACATTCTTCTTTACACAGGGAGCCGTAGTAACAGGGGAACAAGCTCCGATTCGTACTCAGACAGATCGAGATATTTTAGCTTTGGAAGAAGCTATGGCAGTTGATCTGCATTACATCTATCACCCTGTTGGTCTTAAATATGCAGTTTCTACTGTGAACCCAAACAGATCAACACTTGAAACAGTAGGCTCTTGGTCGAAAGTCTATGAAACAAAGAATATCGGTATTGTTAGAGCTACTAACGTATCTAATCAGGATTAATCATGCCTTCATTATTTGACGTAACTGCTGGGTCTTTAATAGGCCCAACAACAGGCGGAACTGTAACTCAGGCTAGTTCAAAAGCAACTGGAGTCACTCTGAACACAGAGTCAGGCCAGATCACAATGAATGACGCAACACTAAACGCTGGTGTCGAGGTAACTTTTGCTGTAACAAATAGCAAAATCTCATCAACAGATGTTGTTGTTGCATGTCATGGAAGCGGTGGTACTGCTGGTTCATATCTTGTGAACGCATCTGAAATTGGTTCTGGTAGTTTTAAAATTACAGTTTCCAATGTTTCTGCTGGAAATCTAGGAGAAGCTATTGTTATTAACTTCGTTGCATTAAAAGGTGCATCAAGCTAATGGCAATGTACGCATTTAGGCGTATGAGAGAACAAAATGAGGCTGTCCAAAAGGCAGCTTCACTTGTTCAAACTCAAGAAAAGCCAAAACCAAAACGTAAGCCAAAACCAAAACAAATAAATGGCGATAACTCTTGATGCTACTGTTGGCGGTGCAAATGCCAATACTTACATTACACTTGATGATGCAAACGCTATTATCGAAGGATTTGTTCTAAGTGATGACAATGCCGCTTGGGATAATTCAACAACTGATAATAAAAATCGTGCATTATTTACCGCAGCCCAAAGAATAGATAGAGAAAAATTTTTGGGGGCAAGGGTAGCTGATACACAGGCTCTTGAATGGCCGAGATCAGGAGTAAGGAAACCTGACACATATACAAACCTTTATGGCTTAAGTTTTCCAAATAGATTAGTTGCTGATTATTATACCGATACTGAAATACCTGATCGTGTCAAGAAAGCACAAGTAATTTTGGCTGTTTATTTGAATAATAATAGAAATGGTTTAAATGTAACCCCTAGATTTTTTGGGGCTGTTGGTATTGATCGCATACCGCCAATAGTTGATCATTACCTGATGGGTATTAGAATAGGCGGTAGAGCAAACTTATCAATCAAGAGGTCTTAAATGTACGGCTACGATTACCCAGCAGCAATAATCATTACTAATACTGCCACTCATACAGGCAGATTTGGTAAGGTTCATGCTTTAAAAGATTCAGAAGCTACTTTTGTAGCTGAAAACATTACGGAAAATGGATCTGCAACGATTAATGGTATCGAAATGAAAGCCTCGACTGAAGTTTGTGGTGTAATAACAAGTATTACGCTTGCAAGTGGACAAGTTATTGCATATAGATTATGAGTCTTGCTAACGCACTAAAGAAAGCGGCTAGTGCTTCATTGAAAAAGCTTGGCGGTGATGTAACCATAAGGCAAGTAACGGCTGGAAGTTATAACACAACAACAGGAGCTATAACCGAATCATTATCTGATACAACAATTAAAGGTGCATTAAGTAATGTTTCAAAGAATCAGGTAAACGATTTAATTGAATCTCAGGATAAGTTACTGACAATATCTGCTGGGGATCTTACATTTGTTCCTACTACAAAAGATAGGGTGGTTATTAGTAGTGTTGAATTTAAAATTATTCAAGTTATTACGAATGAGCAAAATAATACACCAATTAGTTTTGAATTGATCTTGAGGTAAACATGGCAAGAGAAATAAAACTTACAGAAATAAATGATTTTTTTGAAGAGGATGTTGTTGACCTTGTAGCTGCTACGACTTTGGAGTGGACAGCAAGAGTAAAAAAAGCAACACCTGTTTTTTCTTTAGATAATTATTCTAATTTAGATTCCATTCCAAACTTTTTTACGCTGCCAAACGGTCAAGTAGTACCCTTTAGAAAAGCTTTACTTGATCGTGGAACTGGCGGAGAGCTTCGTGAGGCTTGGCAGACAGAAATTAAAAAATTTAGAGGAACAATTATAAATAATAAACCTTATGCAGAACCAGTTTGTTATGGCACTAATTTACCACCATCTTGGGGAGGCAGATACAGGACAAGACAAAATACACAGGCTGGATTTCCTGAGTTGATTGCAAAAGAGCTTGAAAGTTGGATGAAAGGTCAATTCGGTAAATAATTATGGCTGCAATAGATTTAAACACAGTTAGATCCACCATAGAGGCAAGATTAGCCACAGAACTAGCTTCAAGCCCTGCAATCTCTGTAGTGTTTAGTAATATGGCATTTGACAGTACTACAGAAGATACTTTTGTTCAATGTGTAGTAAGTTTTGGAGGGTCTGAAATATTAAGTCAAGGAAGTACTGGAACTTTTAATAATGTTGTTGGTTTAGTTTTAATAAATGTATTCACAGAAGAAGGTCTTGGGGCTGGCTCTAACTTTACGATTTGCAAACGGATAAGAGACTTATACAATAGGGTGACTGTTTCTAATGTTATTTTTGATGCACCTGTTGGCCCTGAGATTTTAACATCAAGTCCAGAAGGTAAATTTCAAACACAAATTAGAATCACTTTTAATATTTATGAGGACTTGTAAAAATGGAATTTACTGAACAGATGCTTGATGCAATCGAAGCTGTAAAAGGCAGAAGAGATCCTAAGTATTGGGATCCACAATGTCGTAGATATTACCAAGAACAGATTGTTGCAAAAAAAGATGTAAAAAAAGCTGAAAAAGGTTAATATATTTATAAATCTTTCTTTAAATTGTTATGGCTGCTGTAAAAGGTGATGTTGGACAGGTCAAATTTGATGACGGTGGTTCTTCAGTAAACCCTGTACTTGGTACAAGATCATGGTCAATGTCTATCACCAAAGATACACAAGAAACAACTGTGCAAGGTGATACCTTTAAATCTTTTGTTGGTGGACTTATTGAGGGTGAGGGTTCTGCTGAGTTAGTTTATGACGCTGCGGCATCTGGTGAAACAGCAACATTTATGGATGCTGTACTAACTACTGGTGATACTGCAACAGCATCATTTGAACTTTTCCCCGATAGTGCAAGTGGAACAAAAAAAATTAGCTTTTCTGGTCTTGTCACAAACTTTGATCAAACTTCCTCAATAGGTGATGTAAACACTATTAGCATCACATTTAAACCATCTGGCACTATTACATCAGCTATCTAATTAATTTATGGCAACTGAAAGAACAGCAGACATTCTAATTAATGCGTTTAAAGATGAAATGACCACTAGACGCAAATATGAATTAAAAGATTCTAATGATAAAGTTTTATCTGTATTATATTTTCCACCAATTACTAGATTTGATAGAAAAAAAGCACAACAATTAGCTGGAAGTGATGAAGGTTTAGTTGTTTCAACACAGCTTTTATGTCAGACAGCACAAAAAGAAGATGGCTCACTTGCATTTGATATGTCAGATGCACCTATCTTACAAAGATCATTACCAGAAAAAGTATTAAATGAATTAGAGCTTTTTATGATGGATATACAGGTTGATATTGATTCAGCAAAAAAAGAATAAAAGGGGATAATTGGCTTAATTTTGAATTTTTCCTAGCAACAGAACTTGGCAAAACTTTAACTGAACTCAGAAAACTTTTAACAGAAGAGGAGCTTGTATATTGGGCTGCATATTATGATTACAAGAATGAAAGAGAGCAAAAAGAAATGCAACGACAAAAAGCCAAATCAAGGTAATATATAATAAAGGTTATTTGTTTCTGTGGCACAATCAACGGTTAGATTAATAGTTGATGCACAAAATGCGATAACACCATTAAAAAGAGTTAATGACCAAACAAAAAAATTAAGTCAAACTACAGATAAATTAAAAGGAAGATTAGACAAATCAAATAGATCTTTAAGAGATACTGGAAGATCTGCAAAAGCGGCATCAACAGGTGTTAAAGGGTTAGTAGGAGCATTAAGACCTTTATTGGCTGCATTAGCAGTTGTTGGCACAGCAAAATTTGTTATTTTTCAAACAGCAGAACTTGAAAGACAAACAAAAGCTTTAACAGTTTTGACAGGAAGTGCTGAAAAAGCAAAAAAAATTGTTCAAGAAATTAAAGAATTTGGTGCTGTAACACCTTTTAAATCATCTGAACTTATAGAGGTTGCAAAACGAATGAAAGCCTTTGGTTTTGAAACTGAAAATGTAGTGGATATAACTAAGAGAATTGCAGATATAGCTGGTACTGCTGGAGCCGACATAGATGGTGTTGCTCTAGCAATAGGAAAAGTTCAAGCAAAGAATAAATTTATGCAAGAAGAAAATATTATGCTTTTGGAGAAAGGAATAAACGTGACTAAAGAATTAGAAAAAATCACAGGTTTAACTGGTGAGGAGCTTGCAAAAGCTATGAGCAAAGGTGAAATTGGTGCTGATAAATTTAGACAAGCAATTATAAATTTGACAAGTAAAAACGGTGAATTTTTTGGCGGTGCATCCGCACAAAGCGATACTCTGTTTGGTAAATTTAGCACTTTAGTTGATGGTGTTGAAACTTTAGCTCAAAGAATAGGAGAAAAATTAGAACCAGCCTTAAAGGGTGCTTTAGATGTTGCGATTGATCTTGTTACAAATATAAATCAAGCAATCGCCGCAGGCTCAATAACAGACACAGATAAAAAAGCTTTAAAAAAACAGGCTGAAAATATTGTACAAGAACAAGCTGGCAGTTTCTTGGGAATGGTGGGTGGCCCATTTGGAATGGGAGAAATAAAGGTGGATTTTCAAGGTAAAGAATTTAAAGGACAGCCAGCAAATGTTCAGTCGCAAATAACAAATGCCTTAATAAATGCGGAAGTTGCAAAAAGATTAAAAGAACAATTAGAAGTGCAAAAAAAATTAGCAGAAGCAAATAAAAAAACTAACGAAAAGGTGATAAAAACTAAAGATAATACTGAAAAGATAAAAACTTCTGTTGAAGGAACTGTTACTATCAATGAATTATTTAATACTGGGTTAGAGCAAACAAACTTTTTAGTTGATGGCCTTTCTCTTGGTACAGATAAATTTGCTGATAAATTATTAAATGTTAAATCTGAAACTGATAAATTAAATGAGAAATTTATGGAGATTGGTCAAGGAATAGAACAAAGTATTGTTTCCAATTTAAGTGATGCCGTTATGGGTACAAAGACTTTAGGTGAGGCTGCTGTTGGTGTTTTAAATCAACTAAAAAGAAAGCTTGTAGAGGTTGCAATACAACAAGCAACGGCTGGTTTAGGAAATAAAATAGGTGGATTTTTAGGTGGCTTGTTTGGAGGTGGAGGGGGAGGAGGATTATTTTCTGGAGGTGGTGGATCTGGAATAAAGTTTGGATCTGCAAATCTTGGAATAAATTCCGCTTCGAGCTTTTTAGGCTTTGCAAATGGTGGAAGGCCACCAGTAGGAAGAGCTTCAGTTGTTGGCGAGAGAGGGCCAGAATTATTTGTTCCAAAAGTTGCTGGTACAATTATTCCAAATAATCAACTAGGAGGAGGTACAACCAACATTGTGAATGTTTCCGTTGATGCGTCTGGTTCTGCTGTATCAGGTAACAATCAAGATGCACAGGCACTAGGTAATGTTATAGGTGCTGCCATTCGTGCAGAACTTATCAAAGAAAAACGTGCAGGGGGTTTATTAAGTAGGTAATGGCAACTTTTCCGTCAATCCAGCCAACATATTCTGGCTTTAGAAAATCAAGTTCACCAAAGGTGAGAACAACAGCTTTAGGTGATGGCTATCAGTTCAGAGCTTTATTTGGTTTACCCTTAACACAAGACCCTAAAGTGTATGATCTCACTTTTGTAGTGTCTGAAGAGCAATCAGATATTATTGAGGCTTTTTTAAGAAGCAGAGTTAACGATCAGGCAAGCTTTGACTTTACCCCACCAGCCGAAGGGTTTACAAAAACAGGAACTTATTCACAGTCATCATCTACGACTGTAACAATAACTATTTCAAATCATGGCCTTGCTATTGGTGATGTTGTAACTATTGACTATACATCTGGATCTGCTGTTGATGGTTCTTTTGCAGTTGTCACAACGGCTGATGATAATACTTTCACTGTTACGGCTGCTGCCAGTGCCACAAACTCAGGAAATGTTTCTGTAACTTTATCTGGTGCTGGTAAATTTATCTGCAAAACTTGGTCAAAACAAATTCCATATAATAATAGAGCTATCATTACAACAACATTTGAAGAAGTATTTGAACCATAAATGGCAATCCCTACCGCAGAACTTCAATCTTTATCTAATAAATCAATAATAGAGTTATATTCAATAACTCTTGTTTCTGCTTTACATGGTTCAACAAATGTAAGCCGCTTTCATTCTGGTGTGGGCATGAACAGTAACGCTTCAATAATATGGCAGGGCAACACATACGATAAGTTTCCAATTATTGCTGAAGGCTTTGAATATACAGGAAAAGGAACATTGCCAAGACCTACTCTGACTGTTTCAAATGTTCTTGGAACTATTACGGCATTGATGGCAACGGCAAACGCTACAACACCATTCAATGACTTGCAGGGAGCAAAATTTATAAGACATAGAACAATGGCTCAGTTTTTAGACGCTGCAAACTTCCCATCAAATCAAAATCCCTTTGGCACACCATCAAGTACAACAGAATTACCACAGGAGATATATTTTATTGATAGAAAAGTTGTAGAAAATAGAGAAATCGTACAGTTTGAGTTGGCTAGTGTTCTTGATTTAAATAATATTCGCTGCCCTAAATTACAGGTGACTAGGAAAGATTTCCCCTCTGTTGGTACTTTTGTAAACGCATGAACTGGAAAGAACAAGCTGCTATACACGCTGATAAAGAAGCTCCTAAAGAGTCTTGTGGACTGTTAGCTATTATCAAAGGCAAAGAGACTTATTGGCCCTGCGAAAACCTTTCAGAGTCGCCTGACGAGTTTTTTGTTATCGATCCAGATAACTGGGCTGATTGTGAAGATGAAGGAGAACTTATTGGAATAATTCATTCACACCCTTATGGTTCTGCTTTACCATCTGATGCAGACAAAGCATCATGTGAGCATCTTGGTTTACCTTTTTATATTTATAGTGTTGAGCAAAAAAACTGGGTAGATTTTGAGCCATCAGGTTATACATCTGGTTTATATGGGCGCACATGGATTTGGGGTAAACATGATTGTTGGAGTTTAGTTACAGATTATTTTTTAAATAAAAAACAAATAAATTTAAAATTTTGGGAAAGACCTAAAAGTATAAAAACTTTCTGTGAAAATCCATATTTTGAAAAAGTTTTAACTGGTTCTGGTTTTAAAGAAGTTTCCAAAGATAATATTATTAATGATGATGTTTTGCTTATGCAAGGCTCAGATGAAAAATTAAATCATGTTGCCTTATATATTGGCGATCAAACAATATTGCATCA